GGACAAACCCGTTCGCGCCGTTGCCGCCAGCGCCGGAGTTAAAGCCGGCGACGCTGGCGGCACCGCTGCCGCCGCCACCGCCGGGCCAGCCGCCGTTACCGCCTGCGCCGCCGGGCACGGTCGGGCCAGCGCCGCCGCCGCCCCCGCCGTCGCCGCCGAAGAACCCGTCGGGCGCATTGCTGCCATTGCCGCCAGCTCCGCCGTTACTCGCGCCCGCAGCGCCGCCCCCGCTGTTGTTTTGCTGTGCCGTGCTGGACAGCCGCCACGCGGACCCGCGACCTCCAACGCCGCCGGCCGGTGTCGGAGGCGATGCGCCAGTGAGGCCAGCGCCCGCGGCGCCGCCGCCGCCGCCGACGCCGCTGAACCCATTGTTGCCGCCGCCGCTGGTGCCGGCCCCGCTGTTGCCGCTCATGACCTGGATGCCGGCAGTCACGTAAGCGGCGCCGCCGCCGCCGCTGGCGTTGGTGCCGGCGGCCCCGGTGCCACCGCCGCCACCAGGGCCGCCGAGCGCGGCGACGACCGCGCCGACCGACGTTGTGCCGCCGGTGCCGCCCGTGGCGCCGTCCGTGCCGTCGGTCGTTCGCGCCGCGCCGCCTGCGCCGCCTGCGCCGACGACGACGGTCTCCGTGTCGCTCAGCGCAGACGCGGGCAACCACACCTCAATGCGGCGCGCGCCCGCCCCGCCGCCGCCCGAGAATGCCGCCGCTGTTGAGGCGGTGTCCCTGCGCCGCCCCGAGCCGCCGCCGCCGCCGCCGCCGTGCAGGACGATGTGCACCAGCCTCGCGCCGGGCGGCTTGGTCCACGTCGATGTGCCAGCCACCGTCGCCGATCCGAACTCTTGCACATTCGGGCCGATGCGCGCTGCGGGCAGGGTCAAAAACACCTCGCACAGCGTCCCGGCCGGCGGCGTGTACTCGTCGTCGTAGTTGTTGCCGAACCCCGTGCTCATTGTGAGCGTGCGCGTCTGGCCAGACACCGCATAGGTCGCCAGGCGGATTTCGAAGCGCCCCGCTTGTTCGCCCGACAGATTCAGCAAGCAGACAAAGCACGTGTCGCCGCTGGCGATGCTGTTGGATAGGCCGAACGGCACATGCCCCGCGACCGCGCCCGTGAGCGTGTAGACGTCGGCACCCTGCGAAGTCGCGGTCTCGCGAACGCGGTCGGCGTAAACATGCGGCATCGTCGCGGCTCTACCCGATGGTGAACGTGACGGAGCTGGCGGCGATCTCCAGGCGGTCCCCGACCGCGATGTCCTTCGGGGCAGCCAGAGCGCCGACGAACAGCGGGTTGCCGCCGGTCTCGGCGGTGTAGACGGCGACCGATGCCATGGAGCCCCACGCCGTGGTGGTGCACGGGCCGAACGTCTCCGTCGTCGACAGCGTGACGACGCCGCTCGCCTCCGTGAAGCTCGTTTGCTGCCGGGCGTAGCCGTTGCCCGACGGCTCGCCGGTCAGGCCGGCGTCGGTGTGGCCCGTCCCAACGGCGAGCCACCACGCGGTCGGGCGCGTGACCTGCTCCGTCGTGAACATCCACTTGGCGGCGAGCGATTCGCCGAAATCGGAGAAATTGGCCATCGGTCAGCGCCCCCGTTACTGGCGGCTGACGGTGAACAGGCCCGCGGCGTTCCACTGGACGCTGAGCGTGCCGTTCGTGGTGGAGACCGTGCCGCCGGTCTCCAGCTCGCAGAAGCCGACCAAGCGGTCGCTGGCGGCGAGGGACGCGCCCGCCCGCCGGGTGACGACCACCCACTTCGCGGTCAGGGTGCTGTTCGGCCAGGACACGTCGGCCGCGTCGAACGTTACCGTCGCGCCGCTGCGGGTGACGGTGACGGAGGTCAGCGCGACGCCGCCAGCCGTGTAGCCGTTGCCGGTGACGAGCTCCGACGCGGAGACGTCAGACCACTCGTCGTCGACGTCGGCCTGCGGCGTGTAGGACGCGCCGTGCAGGGTGGCGACGAACGTGGACCCGTCGAGGTCCAGGTTGGCACGCGCGATCGCCTCGATCGCCGCGCCGTAGGTCGTGAAAGCGGACGCCGGCATGTCTCTCTGCTCCTCAATCCGCTGCGGTGATGCAGCGCAGCTCAAGGCCTTCGCGCCGGCCGATCTCGGCGGCGGCTTGAATGTCGTAGGCGCGCCCGCCGAGCAGCACGCGCCAGGATGCGGTCACGTCCGACCGCCATCTGATGGTCAGCAGCGTCTCGATCTCGGCGTGCTCGGCACCGGCGGCGAGGATCTCGCGCCCGCGCACGTCGCGCTTGCCGGCCCAGACCTCCGCGACGGTCTCCCAGCCGGTCACGACGTCGCCCGCGGCGCCCCGCGTGACGACGGGCCGCTGCAGCGTGGCGCGGCGGTCGAGCGGGCCGGCGAGCACGTCAGGCGCCCCAGAACAGCGAGAAGGGCGCCAGCAGCCGGCGCAGCGCGGGCTGCTCCTGCAGACGCGCGACGCTCGCGGCCTCGCGGTTCGCGTAGCTGTCGCCCACCAGCAGCAGCACGGCGGAGCGCAGCCCGGCCGGGACCTGCGCGTAGCCTGCGCGGTAGGTCAGCCGCACTGGGCCGAGCACGTCGCTGTCCGTCATCGGCCACAGGGTGCCCGGGGCGGGCCTGACCTGGCCGCGGAGGGCGTAGGGGCCGGCCGGCGCCACCACCTGGTAGGCCCCCTCCGCCAGCGTCGTGACGATGCCGAGAGCGGAGACGGTCCGCAGGCTCACGACGCTCAGCAGGGGCGCGTGCGCCGGCTCGATCGGATGGTCGGACGCCGGGAAGTCGGAGAGCTGCATCTCCCAGTCCTGCTGGGTGAGGCAGCGGCCGGTAGCGGCCTCGACCGCGTCCACGGCGGCCTCCAGGTAGAGGCCGATCAGCCCGTCGTCGGCCGCCCCGTCCACGCGCAGGTGCGCCTTCGCCTCGGCCAGCGTGACCGGCTGCGACGTCGGCGCGCCTACACGGGACAGGGAGACCAGCACGATCAGACCGGCGGGTTGGGCGTGGGCGCCAGGTCGGGGTTGCCGAGGACGGCCACGGCCGCCAGCACCGCCGCGGAGGCGTTGCCGGTCGGGGTGATGGTCATGCGGACGTACCGCTTCGACCCCACGTAGCCGACCTTACGGGTCTCGTTGTCGTCGTCGAACTGGAAGCCGGCCAGGGTCGTCGTGCCCGAGATCTGCGCGGCCGGGACCGCGGCGGCGTCAGAGAGGTTGGCTGCGTCGCCGTGCTCCATCGTCACGGCGAACGTCGCGTCCGCGTCTGCGATCGAGCCCGTGGCGATGACGAAGGTCAGCGTCCCGTAGCCGCGGGTGTCGATGATCTCGGAGACCTGGGCGGTGTTGTCGGCCACCGAGACCGGGCTGATGGCCCGGACCGGGTGGATCGTGGAAAGGCCGTCGCGCATCATGGCGCTGCACTCCGTGCGGGGAGGTGAAGGGGAAGGCGCGGCGCGCCAGGCGCCGCGCGGTCAGCGGGCCGCGGCGGGCCCGGCCTCAGGTGCTGAAGCGCAGGAACTTCACCGCGTCGAAGTTCACCACGCCGCCGCCGACGCGCTTGCGGGTGAAGAACTTCACGTAGCCCTTCGAGGTGTACGGGTCGCGCAGGACGCTGATCCCCTCGCGGTCGACGATGGTGTAGGCCTCGCGGAAGTCGCCGAAGGCCACGCCCAGCGCGCCGGCCCCGGTGTGCGCCGGCATGTCCTCCGCTTCGCGCACCGGGTAGCCCATGAGGGTCGCGGGCACCCCGACCTGGATGCTGGGCTGCCAGAGGTACTGGCCGTCCGTCGCCTTCAACTTGCGGATCGCCGCGAAGGTCGCGCGCCGCGCCAGCCAGGTCGCGTTCGCCAGGTAGGCGGGCTTGAGCGCCGCCACGAGGTCGATCAGGCAGTCCGCCGGGCCGGAGGCGGCGGCGACGAAGCCGCCGTTCGCGCCGGTGACGACGTGCTGCATCTGGCCCCACGTGCGGGAGCCGTCCGCCGTCGCCGCGGTCGTGTAGGTGACCAGGCCGCGGGGGCGGCCGGACCCGGAGCCGTTGATGAAGCCGTCGTTCTCGCCGCGCGCCAGGCGGTCGGCGATCTTCGCTGCCAGCCAGCCCTCGACGTCCACGGCGGCGTCCGAGAGGAACCGCACCGACGCCTTCGGCTGGGTGCGCATCTCCTCCACCTGGATCTGGTAGTCGCCCACGGCGATGTTGGTGGCGTCCTGGTCGGGCTCGGCCTCGCCGGCCCACCAGAAGCTGATGTCGGCGGTGTCGGCGATGCCCGTCAGCTCGCCGCGGCTCGTGTTCTGCACGAAGGCCAAGCCGCGCAGGCTGCTGGTCTCGTAGAGGCGCCGCACGATGCGGCCCGACATGTCGGGCGGCACCAGGAAGCCGCCGTCGCCGTCCACGGCCACGCGGAAGTCCTGGCGGACCCAGGCGTGGAGGTCGACGCCCTCCTTCCCCTGGCGCAGGTACTTGCCGAAGTCGGCCTCGTACCGCTGCAGCTCGGCGGCGTCGGCGAAGGTGCGGGTCTTGTGCCCGTCCAGCGCCGCGAGGCTCTGCAGCTCCAGGTTGGCGCGCGACAGGCGGTCGGCCGCCTTGTCGTCGCCGGCGGCGCCGCGGTTCGGCAGCGTCGCCAGCTTCTCCAGCGCGGTGAAGTTGTCCTGCAGGCGGTCGAGCTCGGCGGACAGCTTCTCCACCTTGTCCACGGTGACCGCGTCGGCGGCGCCCTTCGCGCGCAGCTGCGCAAGCTGCTCGTCGTTGGCCTGCTTGAACGCCTCGAAGGCGGTCGCCTGCTGGGTGATGAGGTTCGTCAGGGTGTCGAGTGAGGACACGGTTTCAGCCCTTCATGGCTCGGATGTTGCGGGACACCAGCTCCGCCAGCTGGGCGAGCGCCGCCGGGGCGAGGGACGGATCCTCGCCGGCGGCGCCCTGTTCGCCGTCCTCGCCCGCGTCCCGCAGGGCATCGAGTCCGGTCAGGCCCGAGCGCATCAGCGCCCGCGCCTCCCGTCGCGTCAGCCCGGCGTCCCGCACGAGCCTCCGCTCCAGGTCGCGCTCCCGCCCGGCGCCGGCCTGCACGCTGCTGACGCGCGCGGCCGCCATGGCGGGGAAGGTCACGATGGAGATCTCGACCAGCTCGATCTCCTGGATGATCCAGCGCGGCTCGCTGCCTCGCGCGTCCGGGTTCTCCTGCCGGCGCGTGGTCCGGAAGCCGATGCTCAGGCCGTCGATCGCCGGCCGCGGCTGCATCCGCATCAGCGCATGCACGTCGCGGCCCCGGGCGGTCTCCGCCAGGCGCCCCTCGACGCGCAGGCCGGCGTCGGTCGCCTCGAGCTTCGTCCAGAGGCCGATCGGCAGCATGTCCTCGGCGCCCATGTCCCAGCCGCCGTGCTGCAGCAGCATCGCGGGGAAGCGGCCCGCCTGCGCCTCGGCCACGGGGCGGTCGAAGGCGCCGCGGGCGAAGGCGTAGGGGCGCCCGTCGTCGGGCTGGCCGTAGAGCGCGGCGACGCCGGAGAAGGCCATCGCGGGCGCGTCGGCGCCGGCCAGCTGGACGGTCCAGGGGGCGAAGAAATCGGGCATGTGCGGAGGCCTCTCAGGCTGCGGGCGCGGAGTCGGCGGGCGCCGGGTCGCCGGGCGGGGTGTCGGGCGCTGTCGCCGGCGCGGGCACCTCGTCCAGCCCGGGCAGGCGGTTCAGGCCCTCGCCCTCGCGCACCTCGTTCGGCGTCATCCACGCCGCCGTGCCGCCGGCGCCCAGCGCCCGCGCGTAGAACTCGGACCGGCTCTTCGCGTCGGCGCGCATGAGGGCCCGCATGTCGATGGCGAAGAACATCGTCGTGCGCTGGCGCGGCGTCAGGAGGTCGCGGGCCCGCGTCTGCTCCCACCGCTTCGCCCAGGGGCCCAGCGTGTGCACCGCGTGCGCGGTGAAGAAGCTCTCGACGCTCGCGTAGGTGGAGGCCTTCTCCTGCGCCCCGATCATCTGCGGGAAGACGCGGAAGGCCCGGCAGATCTCCTCCACCTGCATCCGGCGCGCCTCTAGGGTCTGCGCAGAGACGAAGTCGAAGGTCAGCGGGACGAACTTGGCGCCGTTCGCCAGCACCGCGACGCCGCCGGCGCTCTCGCCGCCGTACATCCTGGCCCAGCGCTTCTTCCACTCCTCCGCCTGCGGCTCGGTGACCGAGGGACGGTCGGTGGTCAGGTAGCCACTGGGCTGCCCGCCCTTGCCGAAGTGCTGCGCCTGCACCCATTCCATGGCGGCGGCCAGGCCGATGGCCTCGCGGGCGAATTTCACCACCTCCCTGCCGCCGACCGAGTCCCAGGAGGGGCCGCGCAGGTGCAGCATGTCCTCGAAGCCGACGTCCTGCTGCCGGCCGTCCGGCCAGGTGATGCGGTAGCGCACCGTCCAGTCCGCCTGCTGGCGCCAGGCCACCCAGCCGGGCTGCAGCGGCAGGATGGCGATCGGCTGGCCCTGCACGCCGCGCTGCACCAGCCCGAAGCCGTTGCCGGCCAGCGCCGCGTGCAGCGTCAGCGTCTCGACCAGCTCCTGCCAGGTCATCCAGTCGTTGGGCGCGTCCAGCAGCCAGGCCGCCGGGTGGTCCGCCACCGGCTCGCTGCCCGACGCCGTGCGGCGGTTCAGCCGGCACGGTAGCGCGCCCAGGCCCTCCGCGATGACGCGGACGCAGGCGAGGACGGTCGCCACGCCCAGGGCCGTCATCGGCGACAGCGGCACGCCGCTGCGCGTCATGGCGCCCTGGCTCAGCAGCAGCGCCAGCTCGGCCGACGTGGCGACGCCGGCGTCGCCCTGGCGCGACAGGCCGAGGCGCCGGCCAATGCGGGTGAGGAGTGACACGCGCGCGGCCTAGAGCACGCCGTCCAGCGCCTGCGGCTGCGGGTTCCGCGCCATCAGCTCGGCGGCGCAGAACGCGGCGACCAGCGGGTCGATCTTGGCCGAGCCGGCGGCCTGCTTCGTGATGCTCACGGCATTGCCCTTCGCTTCGACCTTCGCGTTGCCCACGGCCCAGGCCATCAGCGGCTGCCCCGCGTGCGCCATCTCGCCGCTCGCCAGCTTCCGCTCCAGGGCCTTGATGGCGCCGTTCATGCGCCACCCCTGCGGGATGCCGACCACCTGCTCGCCGCCGATGCCCTTGTCCGCGAGGGCGTCGACCACCTGGCCGATGCCGGCGGGGTCCAGCCCCACGGCGGCCCTGTCCGGCAGCAGCCCGGCCGCCTGCACCCGCAGCACGACCTCCACCGCCTGCTCGATGTCCTCGCCGAGGCGGTCGACCACCACCAGGTCGCCGTCGCGCGCGAAGTCGAGCAGCCGCGGCGCCTCGGCCTTGCGCCGCTGCAGGACGATCGGGTGCGCCCAGGCCCGGCCCCAGTGCAGCCAGCGCCGCGTGTCGCGCTCCCGGCCCATCACCGCCAGGCCGAACAGGTCGTC